TCTCTCTGCTAGGGGGCACGCATGGCCCCAGCTCTACCATCCTACCACCCGTAGGGACCGCCTGTCAAGGCTGCCCGTGGGTCATTTCTCGGGATCTTCCGGCCTAAGTTCCCCAAGCAGCCTATCGATCTCACCGGGGTCCTGCCTGGCGTCGATCTCCAGCTCCCACGACTCGCCGAACACCGGCCCGATCACTGCCGAGCGGATTTGTGTCCGCCGATTGAAGTTCGTCGCGCCATTCGCTGGCACGGCCCAGCGGTCCATGTCGGCCAACGCCTCTTCCGCGTCGACGTAGGTGTACTCCAGGATCCGAGTCACCCGAACCGGCAGCGTGCTCATCAGGTGCCGTCCGGGTGCTGGAGCTGGAGCAGCGAGATCGCCATGTCGACCGCACGGGCGAGATCGGGCTGGCGTGAGGCGATGGTCACTTGTTCGGTCTCCGCGTCGATCGGAGGCGACATACCCTCACCGTACTCGCCGCTGGGGTACTGGATCTTATCGGTGCGGACGATCTTGACGATCACCGTGTATTCCTCGGACACCTTGACCGGTTCCCGGCTGCTGCCCCTCATGACTCGGGCACCCAACGGCACTCGTCGGGGTCCAGCTCATCGTTGATGATGGCGATGATCCGCTCGAACGTGGGATCGACCATCGTGACGGGTAGCGCCCCGAATCGGTCCTTCCCCATGAGGCCGTAACGCGGCTTGGTAATGCCGACGTACCGGCCGTCCGAGGCGACCTTGGTCGCGACCACGATGTCGACGTAGCCTCGGATGTCGTTGCCGAAAGCCGGGGTCAGGGCCGGGCGATAGGTGACGACGTCCCCCGCCTCTCCCCCGCCCGTGGCGTCGACGTCCCGCTTGGACAGGGCCGAGAACCCGACGTGCATGGGCAGATCGCGAAAGCGCCTCGCCAGATGGCGCATCTGCACCGTCATGATCCCGTAGTCGTCGAGCGCGGTACGGAATGGGTTGATCTTCTCCGCCTCGGCCACGATGCCCAGGGCGTCGGCCTTCTCCCGCGCGCCGTGCACCCGCCGCATGGTCGCCACCTCGGCCAGGGTGGTCGTGATCTCGGTCAGGCTATCGAAGTTGATCCCCACCGGTCGCGAGGGATCGTTGGCCTCGATCTGCCTGCGCAGCTTCCAATACAGGCCTTCGAGCTGCTCGTACGAGGTGGCGGGCTCCAGAATGATGTTCTCCGCCGGGACGTCGAAAATCCGCAGGGGGCGCTTCTTGATGCCGCCCTCCGCGTTAACGAAGATGATTGGACCTAACCGGCCAAGGGTGGCCAGATCCAGCGTCTTCCCCGTCCCCTGCTCCCCGTAGTACAGCACCTTGACTACGTCCTCCGTGTCCGCCAGGGTCCGTGGCACCCCTGACGCGATCGCGTCGGTCATGTCGCTCCTCCAACTCGATGGAATAGACGCCCGGCTCCCCTTGGTACGCGGGGACGATGAATGTCACCGGGGCGTCCGGTGTGCCGATCAGCTCCTGCACTGCCTGCCGGATGGCCGCCTCTGTGGCGACTCCGCCCGTACCGGTGTGTCGAATCTGTATGGTGTGGCGCACCCCACCATCCTACCACGGGTGGGTACCCCAGTCAAGCCCGCGCTTCCAAAGACTCCTCCATGCGCATTAACACCCCCCTTGATCTTGTTCCCCCGGTTGGTCTAACATCAAATGACGCTGAGTTGACGGGCCGTGACGCCCGTGCTATACTGGGCGTCATGAGGAGGTATGACCGTGGTCACAAATGATGAGTTCGCCCGCTTGACCGGGTGTACTTACACGATGGCCAGCAAGCTCCGAAATGGCGCAAGAAAGCCGTCGGGCTCGCTGCTCACTCGCATCATCTTGGTCTTCCAACTCGATGCCCAGGAGGCAACGGAAGCGTACGCAGGTGGTGCCGTAATGTTCGGCGATTACCTGACCCGCACAGTCTTTAGCCCGACGCCCACTGAGGCCATGGAGGATGCAGGCTGATGCCACAGCTCGATACAGATGCAGAGAACCAGAACGTCCGCATCACGATGAAAGCAGCCCACGACTGGCTGCTGGCTCAAATAGGGGAACCAAACCGCGATGGAACGTCATGGCGTGTTGGCGCGTTCAACATTCAGATGCACTACACCCTGGGTGAAGGATCGCTCCAGATTTGGACTGACACCGGTTGGCCAGGCCGCACGATCGTCACCCGTGGACGAAACCCTAGCGATTTGCAACTCTGGATCGACTCGCTCGAAGCCTGCAAACCGTAGGTATTGCACCCATCCGACCCGCGTGGTAGGATGGTAGCGGAGGCCCCCGCCATGAGGCCCAGTTTCTAAGGAGCCATGTGTGACCACCGCCGAAGAGACCACCCAGTCTACCCCGACCACGACCCTCAAGCGCTGCTTCTCGGGCAGCGGCAAGTACGCCAACCGCAAGTGGGCACCGGGCGGTGACGCCACCTACCTGTCCCGCCTGCGCAAGGCCCACCTCGCCGATGAGACGCTCCCCGACCCCTGGTACATTCAGGAGCACGGCGGGGTCGAGGCCGACAACGTCCCCGAGGACGGTTGGCCGCAGATGTCCGCCATGGACATCGCCCAGCGTCTCGACCAGGAGCGCGGAGCCGGTGTCGAGTCGCACTGGGCCGCCACCCTGGACGCGGCCAAGGAGAAGGCCGCACAGAAGGACCAGGCCAAGTCCGAGCGCCAGCGGGCCGCTGCTGCCACCAAGGCGGAGCGCGACGCCGAGCGCGCACGGCAGGCCAAGCGTCCCAAGAAGGGCTCGACCGTCCGCTTCACCTCGGGTGACAACGAGGGACGCGAAGCCGAGGTGCTCCGCGCGATCTCGCCCACCCAGCTCCTCATCAAGTTCACGGACGGCGACACCCGCGAGGAACTGGCCGCCGACGAGGAGATCGAGCTGATCTCCCAGCCGGAGCCCGCCGAGGGTGAGCCCACCGAGGGCGAGCCTGCCCAGGCCGAAGGCGAGTTCGTCGAGCAGTAAAACTCAATGCAGCCCGCGCCGAGGTTACGGCGACGGTCGTGCTCAGTGGAGGCGCGCGGGCTAGGGTGGGGGACCGGCCCGACTGGGCCACGAGCACCGACGGGAGACTCGACTCACCGGATCACCGGTCCCCTGCCCGACTAAGGCCCCCTCCGAGATAGGCCCCCGGTTCGTCTGCCCCTCCGAGAGGAACCGGGGGCCGCCTCATATTTGGAGTTACCTTGACCGTCCGAACAATCTCCTGGTCTGAGATCGATACCTGGCGCCAATGCCCATTCAAGTGGCGGTTGAGCTACGCCGAGAGATGGGTTCACTCGGCCCTCAGTCCGGCCCTCAGCAAGGGGATCCTCTGGCACTCGGTGCTGGAGAAGCACTACCGGATCCTGCAGGCGACTGGCTCGTTGGCTAAGGCGATGGACTCGGTTCTCGCCTACCTGGACGCGTTGTATGACATCGACGCCATTGCGGACGACACGGTGCAACGCTTCCCCTCCGATCATATCGAGCTGTGTCGCTGGATGTACGCGGGCTACGTCCAGATGTGGCAACAGAAGGACGCCGAGCTGGAGATCATCGAGGTCGAGGCCCGACGCGAGTTGCCGCTGATCGAGGGCGTCGTCAACATCAAGTGCCGCATCGACTGGCTGGTCAAGGATCCGCACGGCTACTTCTGGCTCTACGACCACAAGGCGCAGAAGAACCTGCCCTCGAAGCGGGAGTGCGATCTGGACGACCAGTTCGCGATCTACCAGTGGATCCTCAACCAGTTCCTCGGCACCCACATTTTTGGCGTGATTCACAACTCGGCGCGTACCCAGCAGAACCAGGGTCCGATGGAGTTGAAGAGTCGGTTCAGCCGGACGACCATCGTACACACCGATCACGAGCTGGAGACCATGGTCGACGAGATCCGCTCGACCGCGTTCGACATCGTGGCCGCCTACGACCACCTGGACATGCCGGAATCGCTGATCACCCCGCGCCACCCCGATCCGGAGCGCTGCAAGTGGAAGTGCGGCTTCACCGATCCCTGCTTGCTCGGCCGAGGCACCGAGCCCGAACGGGTGCGCGGCATGCTAAAGGACCTCGAATTTAGGCAGGACTTCACCCGGCATTGACACGGGGTGCGACCCGCTGGTACGATTGGAGTTGCATCGGCCCGGCTCTCTGGCCGTTAACTCGGGGTTACGACCAGCAACGGGCCGATGCACCCAATCACCGGAGAGTCTGCCATGACGATCGATGCTGCACAGATCCCTGTCATTCTAGTCGGGAACACGGCGGTGTTGACGTCTCCCGCCTGCCTGGAGCCCGGACACCGAGGTCCGCGCTCCATAACGGTCGAGGTCCCCTCGGCAGACGCTGACGCCATGAAAGCGGGAGCGTTCGTACAGAGGGCGCTCCTCACCGTCGACCGAGGAATCCGTGAATGGTTCGCGTCGGGCCTATGTCCGCGCTGCCGTCGTCGATTGTTTGGAGCAGGATAGGTGTCAACACCAGCCCAGACCGCGATGCACGACCAGATCCAGGCCGCCTGTGCCGAGGTCCAGACCTACGTAGCCAACCTCCAGCTGCACCCCCCGCAGGGCGCCCATTTCGCCCACATGGACGGCACCATCGAGCGCGCCGTTATGAATCGCATGAGCCGAGACATGGCG